GATATGCAGCAGATGGATTTTCAGCAATGACCACTAAACTCTCCGCCCAAGCCAAAACCCTTATGGACTCCGCAGACAGCCTGCACACCGCGCTGTGCGCCCGATATGGTGAGACGGCTCAGGTCAGCCTAGACATCGAGATGTGTGGTGTCACGGCGTTTGTGGCGTTTTGTGAGTTGGAGGCGTTGGAGACAGGGGAAGCTGAAGTAGAGTAGAAAAGCCTTGACACTTTCTAAAATGCGTGATACAAGCTAGGCGGTTATGCACAAGAGGGTGTTATGTCAGACATAAAGTTATCATTACAACCGAAGCAAGCCGAAGTATTTACAAGCGAAGGTACGGAAATATTATACGGTGGGTCTGCGGGCGCGGGCAAAGCAGGGGATATAAATATTCCTGTTCCAACGGTTGATGGTTGGAAACTTCTGAAGGATATTTCCGTAGGGGACAAGGTTTTTGGTAGTGATGGCAAGCCATGCAACGTGGTCGCCGCTACCGAAGTTATGTACAACCGACCCTGCTACAAAATAACACTATCGGATGGAAACGAGTTCATCGTTGATGAGCAGCACCAATGGCTCACTATGGATGAGGAAGAACGCGAACAATTTTTGCGTTTTGACGAGGATTGGAAGGCGAAGCGTAGGGCAAAGCGTCCTTCAAGGGCTAAGTACGGGGATAAATTCGCATGGATTAAGGAACGGAATTCCAAACTGAGAGTCGCTGGAAAGGAACAACCGATAGGTTCTGTGCGAACGACATTAGACATATTCACCACGCTAAAGGCTCGTGAGGGTACTCGTAATAACCACTCATTGCCGATGTGTAGACCGGCAGAATACCCCGAACGAGAACTGCTCGTACCCCCGTATATCCTTGGCTTTTGGTTGGGTGATGGAACAACCATTTGTGGGCAGATAACCTCTGCTGACCAACACAACATTGATAAGGTGGCGGAACACTACGAGATAATTAAGCAGCCGAGTAATAAATACGGCTATGGAACTAGAGGGCTATACACAGATTTAAAATTAATTGGTGTGCTTGGAAATAAACACATTCCAGAACAATACCTAACAGCGTCTATAGGCCAACGTTGGCAACTATTGCACGGATTGATGGACTCTGACGGTTATTGCTCAAAAGATGGAAAGTTGAATTTCGACAACACCAACAAAGCCATCATCGACGGTTTCGTAGAGATAGCACGGTCGCTAGGAGTTAGGGTTACTGTAAAAGAGCGCAGAGCAAAACTCTATGGAAAAGACTGCGGGGCATCTTGGCGTGTATCTATGGTGAGCAAAGAGCAGATGTTCACGCTACCTAGACGTGCAGACAGACAGAAAAAAGATGCGAATCCAAACTACTATCGCCGATTTGTTGTGTCATGTGACAAGGTTCCGAGCGTACCCGTTCGTTGCATAGAGGTAGATAGCGCAGACCATATATTTTTGTGGGGTAAAGGGTACGTCCCGACGCATAATAGTCACTTATTGCGCGTGTTGGCTATAACGTACTCTGTGAATGTACCGCAGTTGCAGACATATCTATTCCGCAGAACATCTCCAGACTTGATAGCCAACCACATGGTAGGTGCTGGATCGTTTCCAGATATGCTTGGGCCGTTTATAGAATCCAAGCATGTAAATATCAATTGGTCTAAGAACGAAATACGTTTCTGGAACGGGTCAATCATCCACCTATGCCACTGCCAACACGAGAAAGACCTATCGGGGTATCAGGGAGCACAAGCAGGTCTCCTCCTCCTCGATGAGCTGACGCACTTCACGGAAAGCATGTACCGGTTCCTCCGAGGACGGGTTCGGCTCGGAGGAACAATAGTACCCGCTGATTATAAAGGGAAATTACCGAAGATTGTGTGCGGCTCAAATCCGGGGTCGATTGGCCACAATTGGGTCAAGAAAACATTTATTGACTTTGCACCAGCAAACACTGTCATACAGATGCCTAAAGAGGATGGCGGATTGAAGAGAGTTTTCATCCCTGCCAAACTGACCGATAACCACGCACTTATGGAGAATGACCCAGACTATGCTGACCGGCTTTCTGGTTTGGGTACAGACAACTTAGTATCGGCGATGCTGAACGGTAATTGGGACATCGCGGAAGGCGGTTACTTTGATGACGTGTGGAGCAGAGGCGTGCATGTAATCAAGCCGTTCGACATTCCAAAGTCGTTTAGGATCGACCGTTCTTTCGATTGGGGATCAAGCAAGCCCCATTCTGTAGGGTTTTGGGCAGAATCGGATGGTAGTCAAGTAACACTTCCAGACGGCTCGATAGTTCACTACCCTCGCGGAACGCTGTTCAGGATAGCCGAACTGTATGGATGGAACGGGAAGGCTGACGAAGGGTGTAGGAAGACAGCCAAAGAGATCGCGGAGGACATCGTAGAGTTTCAGACTGCTATGCCTTGGGGCAAACGAGTTCAGCCCGGCCCAGCAGACTCTGCGATATACGCAAAAGAAAATGGTGACTGTATTGCTGACGACATGAAAGAGGTCGGCATCCGGTGGGTGCCAGCTGATAAGCGACCCGGTTCACGAGTTGCAGGCTGGCAAAAAATGCGAAAACTGTTCAAGGCTGCTTACGAGAGTCCGCGAGAAACACCAGCACTATACATTTTTGACACCTGCACCCACTTTATACGCACAGTGCCGACACTGCCGAGAGATGCCAGCAAAGGAGGCGAGGATATTGACTCAAAATCAGAAGACCACGCGGCAGATGAGGCGCGTTACCGTTGTAATTACAAAACAAAATCAATAGGCTACATAAAAGTCCAAGGTCTCTAGTTGACACCCACCCCATCCAAGCGTATAATGTAACTTCTTAAAGTCAAGGAGGTGTGAGAATGTCACGATTTGAGCAAGCAGTGTCGGCAGTCTCCGAGTTGGTCAAGGAGGGATACACTTATGCAGAGGCCGTGTCTATTCAGGCTAAACACTTTGGTGTAGACTATCGCAAGTTGATGGAATATTTCCGCGAATGACCCCCACCCAAATCCAAGAAGCCTACAGCCGCGCCAAAGCCATCACAGACGGTTTCCGACAGCCTTCAGCTAGATGCGCTCACGACGTAATAGCCTTAGTTAAGCACATTAACGGGGTAAATAAGCCGCAACAGTCGGGAAAAGAACCGTTAGCAGACATCAAGAAAATGTTTGGACTTTAAATAGGAGAAGTAAAATGGACGTAACCCTAACATCAACACAGCAGCGAGTATTCAGCAGCAAAGCAAACATCGTAGAATGGTCAGCGGACTTCTGCGTAGGTAAGACATTCTTGGCAAAAGTAAAACTTCTCGAACACTTGCTGACCAACGCAGGTGCCGCCGGGTTCTACGTTTTGCGAACAGGCACGGCGTTGAGCCACATCATGCAGAGTCGTAACGCTGACAGTTTTTATAAGATGTTTTCACCCTATGCTACTTATAACGAAACTACCAGAACGTTTAAGTTTGAGAGCGGGTCGTCACTGTTTCTTCGAGCACTTGACGACAGTGACGCCGGTGTTCGTCCCGACATTTTGGTAATTGATGGACTTACCGCTACATCTGATTTTGGAGTTCTTCCAAGGCAGTCGTCGAAAGATCAGACGTTTATCTTTCGGACGAGTGTAGACAACTGTCTAAAAGAGACAACATTTTTGAAACAAGAGAAGAATCCATATCTAGTGAATTGACTTTGACACAGTTTCGTGTATAATGCGGATTCATTAATTGAGGAGAACTGAGATGGGAATCGACTATCGGGCAGCTATTTTTGTAGGGCTTCCTCGTGAAAGCCTGTATCAAGTTGAAAACTTTGAAGAACTGTTGGACTCTGATGAGTTGCAAGTGTGCCCTCCGCACTATGACGGCAACGGAGAAGATTACGCAATCGTAGGGTATGAGGTGTATGGTTCTGACACTCACTGTGCCTCAGAGTTCGTATACGACCAAGCGAAGATTGCGGCGGCGAAAGAAGAGTTTAAACTGCGTACAGGACTTGATGCTAAAGTTTGGATTAGCCCTTACGGATACTAACATGACCTCCCTCTACACAAACATCCTAACAGAAATCGCAGCCCTTCCCGACAACGCCGAAATCACCACAACACAGTTCCTGTCGCTGACCGACCATCGCGCGTCTATCAACAAAGTGTTGTGGCGTATGGAAGACCAAGGTATTCTCGAATGTATTAACGAACCCGAAGTGCCTAGAGTCTTCCGCAAGCGGGTCGCAGGTCGTTACAGCGGTTTCGTACCCGAAGCGATTACCGAAGGCGTGTTTGCCCATCTCTGGGCGCGTCCCCAGCCTGCTGTCGGCGGTGTTGTTTATCGGAAACTTGTTGAGGGGAGTGTAAATGTATAAAACTGTAGAGTTTTCGGAATTGGTTGGCAAAACATTAGTATCTGTTAGTGGTGAAGTTGGCGGCGAGGACATCACGTTCACAACTGATGACGGGCAGGTATACCGGTTGAGCCACTATCAAGACTGTTGCGAGTCGGTGTCGGTTGAAGACATCTGCGGGGATATTCAAGATTTGGTAGGTAGTCCGATTCTTCTAGCCGAAGAAGCCACGAGTGATGAAAATCCAGAAGGTATGGAGCCGCCTAAGTATCAAGATAGTTTCACATGGAATTTCTACAAACTAGCGACGATTAAAGGATATGTAGACATTCGCTGGTATGGAGAGTCTAACGGCTATTACTCAGAGTCGGTGTCGTTTGACAAGGTAGGGGAGTTATGAACATTCAGGAACACTCCTACCCATTTCGGGTATGCCTGCAATACACAATAACGTATCATTTGCGTTACGTTATCCGCTTTAATGTATCTAAAACCAGTCAAAGTTCCCCGAATGCCTGAAATGAGCAACATTAAATACAGTTTGACACAGATTTAAAAATCTGATATAAGCGCGACAAATCTTGTCTGGAGTCGCGTTATGCTCGTAAAAGGATATAGCCAAAAATCAATCTCCAAGAATATCTCAATGGAGATGAAGAAGCACCCTTCGATGGCGCAACGCCAAGCCGTAGCAATCGCTCTATCAACAGCAAAGAAAGCCAAAGCGAAGGCTAAAAAGAAATGAGCATTGACACAAAACACCCGCAGTACGAAGATGCAGAGGACATGTGGGACTTGTGTTCGGATTTCGTTGACGGAGAAATTTCTGTAAAAGCGGAGGGTGTAAAATATCTACCCATGCTGAGTGGACAAACAACCTCAGAGTACAACGCTGTCAAAAATCGTGCCATATTCTTCCCAGTAACCTCTAAGACTTGTGCTGGACTACTCGGAGCCGTGTTCTACAAGGCACCAGAAGTAGCACTGCCAGCAAGAATTTCCTATCTCAAAGACAAGGCCACAGCCAGCGGAGCCAGCATGTCTGACCTCGCCGTACAGATTGTCGAAGCCCTGCTAGAGTATGGACGTGTCGGACTGCTTGTAGACCGCCCTGCTGACGGTGGAGCACCGTATCTGGTAGTCTATGACGGCGACGACATCACCAACTGGGATGTGAGTGACCCTGAAAAGTTTGTGGTGCTTGAAGAAGAAGTGTTCGTCCGAGATAGCAAAGACAAGTATAAACTCGAAGAGAAAGACCAATACCGCGAACTGGCTATCAATGCCGATGGC